GGTCACAGCATCGTTGTACGATCTTTCCAAGCCGCTACGAATGAATGGTTGCGCGACAGTTCTTGCGTTACCAAACTCCTGAGACAGCGATACAGCACTTTTCTTGACAGACACAAGCCCAATCACAACGTCTGTTTCATTTACCATTGAAGAATTTTTATCTCTTGCATCGGGAACCCTTGCCTCAGTACGCAATGTATCACGAAGGTGAATATTCTTGGTATTCTTTTCGTCGTAAGGAATGGGAGTTTCTGCCATTGCCACAGCAATTGGCTCAATGGCTTTTTTGACCGCCTTGGTGACGGTATTTCTAAGGACCAGATCGGTTCGGAAGCCTTCGGCAAGCCCTAAAAGCTGGCTTTCCAAAGACTCCAATCCTTCAATCTTAAAGATAACTTGTGTCATGTCAGCCTTTCCGTGAACGAACGAGGCGCTCCCGGAGCCGCTGCCATAAAACTAAGCAATTGCTTGCTTGCTTCTATCGCCTGTTCTTCAGGAGAAAGAGGCGGAATTATGTAATCATGCGTTGACGGAAGAACCGTCTTGATTGTAAACGGGGTGACTCCTTGTTTCAATTTAGAATTGATGTTTCCAGTAGTCAATGTACTTAAAGCCAACAAAATAGCTTTATTTCCAATAGCCCCGTCGCTAAACATGATCTCGATATTCCGCATATCATCCGACGGAATCTCATCGGGACAACCGCCATGCGCCCAAATATAGGCCCTTACTTGCTGGCGGATGTCCCTTAGGAGTTTTTTCGAGTGTCCTTATATCCCGGCTGAATTGCTTGACTAATTGCATCAATCAAATCAAGCTGCGATGCAAAAGGAATTTCAGCATCAATATCTTCGTATGTAATGTCATCAAGAAGACCGTCTTTTGTAATGAGCAATTTCATGTACTCAACAACACGGTTTTCCAACATGAGTACGGCTTCAACTGTTTCACGAGTTGAGCGCCCATCCACAACAACGTCTCCATCTTCTTTGATTTCAACGTTTTCAGGAGGATTTTCTCTTAACGCTTGAGTCATGCTTTTCAAGCGTTCTTCCGATTTTTTAGGGTCAATGTATGCAATGCGCTTCAGCAAAGCATCCATTTCCGCATTTAAAGGAATACGAACTTTGAATTCGTGTTTACCCAAACTAAATGTGCGAGTCCGAATCTCTTTTACGGCCTCGTCAAATTTAGAACCAAAGGCTTTTGATAATTTTGTCATGTCTTATTTCCTAATAATCATCTGTTTAAAAATTACGTTATTTAAACGTACCACATAGTCAACCACTTCTTCCGGCGACATTTTGTCGGCATGATTGGTCGCAATGTGATGAACCAATGAGATGCCAGTTACTTTTTGCTCTGGATAATCAAACCAGTTTTTATCCCCCGAAAGCATACGGTCGGCGAGATAGCGCAATAAGTCTTGTGTGTTTTCAACAGAGTTTGTCATATCTTATGAAAGCCCCCGAAGGGGCTTTTGTTAGTCGTTTGATTCTGCTTGAGGGGCCGCTTTAGGAGCGACAGGGTTCAAGCTGGCGAGAACTTTGAGGACGGTGAATTCCTCACTCTCGGGGTGAGCCTTTGCCAAAGCAGAGGCTACCTCGTTTGCATCCACCTGAAGACCTCTGGCAACTTCTTCCAGAGATCGGTAAGTGGAAGTCAACTCCTTGATAGCTTCAGCGACTTTCATCATTAAGCGTTGTTGGACCAGCCGTACTGGTTGCCGCGAGGATGCACAGAGAAGATACATTTCGCTTCAGCGCCGGGAGCCGAATCAATCTTGAATTCGCCAACACGACCATTGAATGCGTAATACACAATGTTTGTGCCATCAGTTGCAGAGATCACAAAAGTGCGATCAATCACGCCGCTTTTGGCATCTTCACGCATCAACAACAATTGAGAGTCAGCGGGATTCCAAGCAGCAGTGATAGTCATGCTGGTAGGAGCAGCTTGCACTGGAATCTTGTCAGATTGACGCGAACCAGCAATGGCAAAAGAAGCGACAGCATCATCTTGACCGAAAGCAGGAATAGCCTCAACTGGCAACAAATTACCAGAAACAGCAATAGCCGCAACGGAGGCAACAGTTGACAAAGCAGAAGTTGTCAATGGAGTTGGAGAAGATGTTGGCTGGCAGTACAGTGCTGCACTAAAACCGGGTAAAACTTTGTTTGGGAGAGCCATGACGTTTCCTTTAAAAACGGGTTAAAGATAAAAATGTCGTGTTATGTAGGTATATCAATTGTAGCGTCTAGGAAAATTTGGTACAAACCTAATTTGTCGTCATACGAGTTGTATAACCACAGAATATCAGTTTTTGCCACATATATTCCGCCTGACCCACCATACATACCTGAATATCCATGCAATGATTGCAGGATAGTGTTTGAAATTGTCAAAGCAGCATTTGCGCGTTGAGCGAAAACACTGATCTGAAAAGTTGGTCGATCAATGCCTTTTACGCTTTGAGTCGTTCCAGTATAAACAGGCTGGTGAACATTACGCAACTGCCATGTAACAAAGCCTGAGCCTTCGGTTGCATAGTTGCGGTTCATCAACGCATATACAGGAATATTACCGAGGACAGACTGCAATTGAGCCTGAATTACCTCGACATATCTAGTGGGATTTTGCTGAGTCGTCATATTAAACCCTCGTCGATGGGTCGTTACGATAACACAGCAATCGAACAGTCATACGATCATTCGATTCAAAAACGTCAGAGATACGCCAATCAAAACCGCGCCATGTGATTGAGTAAAGGTTTTGATTGTCAACAACACGCTTCATGTTTGGCGTGTAGTTAAATGTCAAATTAACAATGTCTTGATAAACGCGATATTTCGCATCAATCTCTACGTTATTTTTTACGTCTTGCACACGCGCACGAGTCTGAAACCATAAAGTTATGGTCGTCGTGTACTCACCAACGGAATCTGTACCGAAGGTGAGATTGTTTACATCGACATTCTCAAAACGTGCAATTGCCATTTACATCACCAAAGGTTTATAAGGGCGCAACAATGTTTGTACGCCCCAAGGGATGTTATGTTGAATCGGACCAGTTGTATCGCTACGGTTGTTGTAAAGGTGAGTCAACAACAGCAAACCAGCCTGTTTGATTACGGGATAAGCCGCCAAGGGGTTTGCCGCTGTTGTGTACTCACAGATTACAGGAGATGTCATCGAACTGTTTAAGTTCGTTGGCAAATTGGCAACCACAACTTTATTGCCAGATGGGTCATAGTAATACTGGTCTACATCAACCGTAATAAGCTCTGGCGGGTTGTTGTCGTTCCAATAACGGACCGCATCAACAATAACGCCCGGGGCTTGCGGGTCAAAGTTTTGGCTTACCTCTGGCAAGTCCAGCGACAAAGGTGTTCCATACAAACTTGCGGCGTTGTACCAAACACGATATGAAGTTGGGAAGATGGACATACCGAGGTAATCCTCGATAGCCATTCTTACTGCGAGTTCAAGACCCTCCAAATAAGGGTCTTGGCTCTCATCATCAAACAGGTTTAATTGTTGAGTGATTTCACCAAGAGTCAGCCAAGCTGTTGCAATGTCTCGGCTGATTTGCTGAGTTTTTTCATAATTGAACGGATTGCGCGTAGGCGCACCGTAATTTAGATAACCAAGTTGTGAATCAGCAGGCATTTTTGACCTTTTAAGCTGCGCTCATACGGACACCGGCAAAGGGGTCGCGCACAGAAGATACAACACGCTTTTCAGCATAGATAGTAACAAAACCGGGCTGTGTTTGCTCAAACATTTGAACAGTCATCTGTTCTTCGTCAGCAATAGTCAGGAATCGAGGCCAGTTTGCCAAATACACGGGGAAGGCGGCAGACAAGTATGGGTTTGGAATCACTGGGAAACCAAACACACGGCCAACAGCAGCGCCATCAGCATCGCCAATTTCCAAGAATAGAGGCATACCAGAGTTATCTTTCAACTCGCGCAAAGCCAAGATCATGTCTGGACTCATGTGCCAAGCTGTGCCATCAAGCGCCCAATATTGAGCAGGAAGGGCTTTGGACATATCAACAATCTTGTTGTACGTCACAGCAGAGCCGCCCAAAGAAACGGTCGCAATTGTGTGACGACCATTTGTGATTGCAGTGCCGCTAGAGCCATACGCGCTGGTTGCGCCGGTCACATAGCTATCCAAGCCACGCAATCCATCAGTGCCGCCGGTTGATGTTGTAGTCGTGCCTGATTGGTCATTGTTAATGACCATCGACTGACCTTCCAACTGGGCGAATTCAAGCGCCAAGTCTTCAACAACAGCAGTCTCAAGAGAATTTACGTCAGACAAAACGGCTGTACGAATTGGCAATTGAGCAGAGAGAACACGAACAGGAAGTTGCCAGATCGTCGTGGAGATGTCTGGAGAGCCGCTGTTCGGCGTAAATGTGTAACCCCAAGGGTTTGTCGAATTTGCTGCGTTACCAGTCTTGGCAACAAGCATAAGGTCGGAACCGTCAATAGGAATTTGACGAGAACCTTGACGCAATGGGTTTGCTTGACGCAGGGCGGCAAACGCATCGTCGAATACAACATTACCACCAACACCCGAACCAGAGCCAGTCAATGCCGAGGCTTCTTTCAGGTCAATGGTGACGGAGCCACCTTCGGTAATTGCTTGCTTAATGCCGTTCAGGATTTTTTCGGTGATAGTC